CTGACGGACGACCAGGTGGAGGCCATCATGGCCACGCTGGCCGCATCGGCCACCGGCACCCGACAGCTGATCTATACCGGAACCCCGCCTTATCCGGGCTGTCCTGGCGACGTATTCCGCCGCCGCCGGACGGCCTGTCTTGGCGCACCAGGCGCGCACGATGCCTGGCACGAATGGTCAGTGGAGGGAGAGCAGGTTGACAAGATCGACCTAGAAGATCACGCGGTCTGGTATCAGACTAACCCGGCCATGGGCATTCGTCTCAGCGAGGAGTTTGCGGCGGAGGAGTGCCGGAGCATGAGCGCCGACGGCTTTGCCAGAGAACGCCTGGGCTGGTGGAGCCCCGTTCTGACGGAGCAGAGCGACAAGGCGCTGGATGCCCGGGCCTGGGCGGCCTGTGCCAGCGAGGCGGAAAAGCCTGAAGGCAAGACCGCCTACGGCATCAAGTTTGCCGCGGATG